TTCCATTCCGTCAACTCCGGAAATATCATACTCTTCGTTCGATGTGATTGAAACAGTATACGCTACCGGTGTTTGGGACGGTGGTGTTGATGTAGCGTTTATTTGAATCGGGAACGACTTTACTACTGCCTCTGTTTCGTCCTGGTCAACAACGCCGACCGTAAATGAGATACCAGGCGGAGAATACACAACCACCTCGCGATACTCGGACCAGTCAGACCATTCATCGGCTATTCCCTGTACGCCTCTGGTACAGATACGCCAGTTGATTTTGTCGCTGTCAACAAGTCCTGCTTCAGCCGTATCATATGAATAACTGGTTTCTGTAGTTAAGGTATCTACTACAGTCTCCTCGCCATCATTTATTTTGATTTCAACCTTAGCCCCGGACTGCTCAGATCCATCTTCGGCATTGTGAGTCCAGTTGAATACAATTTTGTCGCCAACTTTTCCAACCGTTGTATGACACCATACGGTAGGAATGTCAGGCTTCTTGCCAACAGGAGTACTCTTTATTTCTGACCATTCGCCTTCGCTTCCCTGTTCGCTTCCAACACCCTGAAGTCTGAAATACCAGGTTTCTTTTCCAGGTTCTATCGAAAGTGAGGTTGCCGGAAAGTGAGTAGTCTTAATGTTATCCTGCCTCTGAACTGCACTGCTTGCGGTATCAAATACAGGAACGCCATCAATGGTTTCGTTCGTATACTCAAGTGTATACGAATCAGCACCGGGCAAAGCAGTCCAGCTAACATCCACAGTCCCAAAAGTTATAGTAGTAAGCTTATTAATTGTAGCCTTACCGGGTGGTGTATATTTGTTTTCAGAATAAGAGCTCCACTGGCTTTGCTCTTTATTTTTACCAAACGCAAGAGCTCTCGCTTTGTAGCGATGGCCACCAACTTTACCTGCAGTAAAACTTGTACTGGCAACCCCATTGCTGTTTTTAACATTTTTAGGATTTGCTACAAGATTAGTATCATCCTCTAGTATCTGGATCTGCAAATATCCATTAGAGTGCTCATTTTGATAATTAAGAACCTTAGCAGTTATTTCGTAACCATCCGGTCCCTTCTCTGTAGAAATGCTAACATCAGGAGTTGAAGGTGCTGACGGAGTTGTATCTGTACCACCTCTTGGAACATTTCTAGTATTAAACTGGTCAGCACCTTTCCATTTTGCCTTATTGTTTGGGTTAGGCTTAACTGTAAACTTAACACTGACAGCATTGGAGGGCGGTGTGTATGTAGAATTTGTGACTTTTGTCGTGCTGCTTGAACCGCTAAACCATATTCCCTGGCCTGTTGAATAGTACCACGCAATTGCATAACCATCCATTTTCTTAATGGAAACGCCTTTCCAAGTAGCATAGATGGTTCTCGTTGTACCTGTCTGAATACCTAAAGTTGGCTTTGACGGTATCTTTTTCTTCTTCGCCATACTCTATTACGCCCTCCTTTCTATTCTTGCTGCCCTGATGAGATCGCCGACCGCCATTGCGACATTTGATCCATCGTCATAAGTTACGCCATTAATGTTGTAAGTATCTCCAGACCTGCCGGAAGCTAGTGTGCTTCCAAGCTCACCCAAAGCATTTAAAATATCAATATTACTGTTGCGCTCTCTCAAAGCATCGGCATTCTCGGTTATTGCATTAAAATTACCAAGAAGTGATGGCGATGTTGGCATGAGTGATGCTATTGTACTTACACCATCCCGAACCTGAGAGAGATCCAGTACTGGGGTGATTACAGGATTCTGAGTAGCCGCTCCGGCTAAAATATCATTTGTAGCGGCAACAGCCCTTCTAACCCCGTCGAGTGCTCGCTCTGCCATCCGTGTCGATTCATTCTCAACTCTGCCGGTGTATTCTCCAATGCCATTAGCAAAGCCAAGATCAAAGAATCTACCAAACTTCTGGGTTTCTCTTGAAGGAGAATGAGAATCAATTGTTCGCTGAACTGCTTCCAATGCAGACTTTGCCATATCAATAGCAGCATTGATAGCAGAATACTTATTGAGTCTGATACCATTGCCAACACCTGCCGAGAAGTTCCAGCCTGCGGTTGTGAACGAACTCTTATACCCTTCGGCACTGCTTAATGCACTATCCAAAGCCGCCGCTAACGATGACTTAATAAGACCTGCACTATTAACGATACCAAGTCCGATCTTTGCCATCATTGACGTACCAACATCGCCAAATCCGGAAGTGTCAATACTGCCAAGAGCACTAGATAATGCGGTAGACACACCAGATGAAATTGAACCAGAATCGATATTACTTGTAATGTTGCTCGTAATATCTTTACCAGTATCAGCTCCAGCATCCCCAGTGTTGATGTTCTCAGCTGCCTTAGACATGTCAACTGAGTTAATCTTACCAAGAGCCCCAGTGAAACTGTCTACACCGCTTGTATCAAGACCAACTAAACCTTCGATCATGGTCTTCATAGTGTCGACATTAGTCTTCACTTTTGAGACTATATCATCGTCCGTGAGGTCACCCTCTCCAAACTTAACATTGGCTAGAAGTGATGCTCCGGATGCCAGCTGCTTAACGGCAAGTGCCACTGTTGAAAGAGTCTCAACATCTGTAAATGATGAGGAGAACTCGTTAAGATTAGGAACAATATCAACAAGCTCTTCTGCAAAGTTAGTAAGAACACCATCGTGGAACCAGCCGCCAAAGTCGACATCGCCCAAGGCAACACCAACCTCAGACAGTTTCTTAATAGCATCCGTTGCAACTGTCATCTTCTCAGCGTCGAAATCCTCGCCTAAAGAGTTGGCAAACTCATTGATTGCTCCGCCAAGGCCCTTAATTCCCTCATTAAATGAAGAATAATCCGGTGAGGTATCAACACCAAAGAAGTTCAGGACAGAATCAAGAATTCCGCCCTCTTTAATAGTATCGAGAGCTTCTTTAAGCTTGCCGATGTCCTCTGTCGGAACTGTAAGTCCTTCCAAAGGCGCCATGTCGGTCTGCCAATCGACCAGAGCCGTTGACAATGTTCCCATGTCTTCGGCAAACTGTTCTACCTGAGTCTTGTCGTCATCTCCAAGAAGAAGTTCTCCAAGGCTTGTAAGAAGCCCCTGAAGCGAAATCTCGCCAATAATCTCAATAATGGAATCAAGAGATGTGGTATCGATCTCGATGCCATCAAACTCGGTCATGGTTGTAGCATAATCGCTAAACGCTGTTGCTAAAGTCGACATGTCGGATGCTACAAGCTCTACAGCACTCTTGTCTGTTGCGAAGTTAGTAATAACAGACGCAAGACCGTCCATAAGTCCGGTAAGTGATGTCTTTCCAATCTCGTCAACAGCCCGATCAAGCTCTGTAGTATCAATTGTAATACCTTCGAACTGTTGCATAGTTGTTGCATAATCGCTAAACCCAGTTGCAAGGGCGCTCATATCTGATGCAACAAGCTCTACAGCACTTTTGCCTGTAGTAAGTTCTGTTACAAGTGAGGTTATTCCATCAACAAAACCAACTAATGATGCAGCAAGAACCGCAACTATCGCATCGTAAAGATTTGTCTCATTGATTTCGATGTCATCAACCTCGTCCATCGTTTCCTGATATGTCTTGAACGCAGTAGCAAGTGCTACCATATCGTCAGCCATCATCTGAGCTGAAGATTTGCCTTCTTCCATTTCAGAAACAATAGAAAGAAGAGAATCAGCAAAGCCTACAATCGAAACGCCAAGGATTGCTCCAAGTGCTTCGACTAGCGGCCCAATATCAACCATGCCGATTTCATTAAGACCGCTAAGGTTGCTCATGAAATCAGTAATATCCTGCCCGACTTGCGGAAGTGCGTCAAACAGTTCAGTGCCGATTCCGGCAAAGAACGCACCTACTGCCCTGCCGAGACCTCCAAGAACGGAGACAATAATATCAATACCCTGCTGGATTGTGCCTGCCTGGTCTCCCGCAAGAGCACCAATAGCCCAGGCTAAAGCTGTAAAGGCAGCAATAAATGCCACCATAACGAGGAGTCCTACCAACGCAGGACCAGCTGCAGCGCCTGCTGCTACCGCTCCGTACATTGCTACACCAAGTCCTGCAAATATAATTCCAAGGCCCAGTGCTATCTTAGCAACAGCATCTGGATTTGGAAGAGTTGAAAGCAGGAACAGAACCGTTCCTATCGCTGCCACGAGCACCACCATCATCAGAAGTGACGTTAGCGCGGGCTTCATCTTGCCTGTAACAGCTGACAATCCTGTTAGCAAGCCCAAAAGTATTCCAATAGCCAGTACCGGGGCAATAAGTTTAGTAGGCTTAATTAATGATAGTATCGCAAGAGACCCGGCTATCGCCAGTATCACCGCTGCAAGACCAACCATGGTGCCAAGACCTTTTTCAAGACCTTTTGAAGCGTACACAACTCCCGCCAAAACGCCCATAAGAACACCAAGCGCAAGAACGCTAGGTAAAAGCCTCTTAGGATCAATCTTTGAAATGATCCACAAAGCAGCGGCTATTGCGAGAATGCAGGCAGCCAATCCTGCAATACCGATTGAAACCGAAAGTCCGCTATCGCCAACTGCTTTCTTCATAAGTTTCATAATCGCCCAAAGAGCGATTACAATCGGCACAAGCTTTAAAAGCCCATTCAATATCTTTGTAAAAGGAAGAAATGACAATAGCATGATGAGACCAACCAAAGCATAAAGTGCTATTATTACGCTCATCATAGACTTTGCTGCTGCAAGACCTTTTGTTCCGCCGCTTACCTTCTGCATGACTTTCATCATAGCCACCATCGCAAGGAACAATACTCCAGCGCCAGCAAGTCCTGCTAAAGCTGTACCGAGATCGTGTGTGATCACTTTCCCAATAAGCATAATGGCAACGATTGTAAGAAGCAGTGACCCTGCCATAGACGACATCATTGCCGCCGACGCAATCATGTTCTTTGGATTAAGTTTATCCATTGACTTTGCAAACACTGTCATTAAAAGCATTATCGCGCCAATGGTAGCAACGCCTTTAATTACGTCTCCCAGCTTTATACCAGAGAGAATCTTCAGTGTTACGGCAAATAGCACAAAAGATGCTGCCATCTCAAGCAGTGCTGCTTTGTTTAAGAAGTTTGCTTTAGCTTTATGCTCTGCAGCCATTGCTGAAATAAGTGACTCAATCGGCTTAACTAAAGTGCCGATAAACTTAAGTCCTGCAAACGCAGTAAGAGCGGCAACAATGCCTAAAATCTGCTCTGGCTTTATCCCGCTTACAAACTTAGCAAGCTTCTGGAAGAACCCAAATAAAACAGATCCAAGAGTTTTCGAGCCGCTTTTTACGCCTTCTTTCTTTTTAGTAAAGAAGTCAATTATCTTCTGAAATGCCTCAGGGAACGAGAATCCCGTTACCGCATTCTTAATGCCTTTGAAGAAATCTACTATCCGATTCCTGATAGCAACGACATTAATACCGATTTCAGCAAGCTTTTCCTTTATTTTGTCTTTGATAGTGGCAAACGCAGTAACAATAGGCTCAAATATCTTGCTGTCTTTAAAGTACTGTACTACAGTATCCTTAAATGCCTTCCATATCTTTCCTAAGTTACTGAATTTGATTCCACCAAGACTCTTGACCTTCTCAATGAACTCTCCAAACTTTGCCTTAGCACCTGAAACAAAGCCCGGAATACTCTTAAAGAAAGTACCAACAGAACTTTTTAGCGTACTGAAAATATCAACCAGGAACTGGCCTATTTTGTGCTCTTCAAAGAAATCGTGAATCGCTTCCTTTGTCGCGTTGAGCCAATCTTTAATTGCCTGAATCTTCAAAAGAAGATTAACCCAAATCTTACCAAAAGTATTAAGTGAACCGTCAGCATTCTTTCCAAGATTTAGGAAGAAATTGCTAACCGTAGTTTTAATGGCGTCAAGACCGCTTTTAATCTTCTCGCCAACTCCAGACAAAGAAATGTTCTTTTTAAGATTAGAAAAGGCATTCTTGATACCTGAGAAAATATCAATCTTGTTGCCTTCTTCATCAACCCCTTCAAAAGCAAGGGTCATATCGTCCTTGAATCTGGTCGCACTGTCAGAAAGCTTTCCGAACGTATTCTTAGTACCATCTTCGTTCTTTCCAAGATCAGTAAAGAACCCTTTTATGGTAGTCCCGAGCGTACCAAAAGACTGCTTAAACTTCTTTACAACAGTGCTTGCAGAAATATCTTTCCAAAGACCCTGAAATGCCTTCTTAATACCCTCAAAGAACTCTTTTGGAGACTTGGTATTGGTAAAAGCACTTACAACTCTGTCTTTAAACGTGCCAAATGATTTTCCAACATTATCTAAAATGTGCGGAAAATTGTCGTAAATATAATCAAAAGCTCCGCCAAAGCTATCGATTATTTTCTGTACACCAGGAAGAGTCTTAAACGCATCAAACCAGCCTTTAAGCTTTCCAGTTACTGTGCCAACGCCCTTCTCAATAGCTCCAAATGTCTTCTCAACTATCTGATTTTGTACAGCCCAATCGTGGAGCATCGTAAGAAGACCGCTTATCTTCCCAATGAAAGCTCCAATAGGACCTGCCAAAGCACTGAATATAGCCCCAAGACCTTTGAAAACAGTTCCAAGAAGTCTCTTTCCAACACTAAGAAGTAATGAAAAAACACCAAATATCCCTCGAAACGCGTTTCTAATATTCTCTGCGTTCTTTAAAGCAAAGCGTCTAAGTGCTTTAGATGCATCATTTATTGCTCTGGCAATATTGTAAATCATATCTCCCGTTGCGGGAGGAAATACATCGTCCCAGGCACCTTTAATAGAGCCTGCAATCTTCTTAAACGCAAATATACTTGTGACAATAGAATCGAAAAGGAGCTCTCTACCACTCTTTTTAAGTGATTTTGAATCTACTTTTTCAAGTATGTTGTCGAACTCGCCTGAGGTCCCTTTCATGGACTCCTCAAGCCCGACGTTAGCAGCTGCCTGCTCTAAAATTGCATCGGACAGATCCCACGTACCGCCGCTGAGTTTGTAAATCTCGTTTACATACTCCTGAACCTTCTCGCCATCGAATCCTTCATCGTTAAGCTTCTGGATTCTCACGGCCATGTCGTTTCCGAAATCACCTCTGATAACACGCCTGGCAGCATCGTTAATCTCATCGAGGTTTTTGCTCATTCCTTCGCCGTCGACACCCTCACCGTTAAGTCTTTTAACGGCATCAGCGAGCATGTCTGTGTTGAGCCAGCCCTCTTTTAGAGAATTAATAAAGCCAACATAGTCGTCAGACTTAAAAGCAACTCCGTTAGCCTTCCCAACTTCCATAAGCTCCTTATAAAGGAGTTTTGTCTGCCTTGCGGAAAGGTCGAGATTATCTATATACTCTTTGCTAACGGTTTCAGTGGGTTTACCAAGACCCTCTTTAAGAAGGTTATTTCTTGCTTTTGACTGAGCATCAATTATGCCGCCAAAAGTATCTGAAAGCAGAGTAAAGAGTTTCTTTGACTGGTCGAAGTCGCCAATTAGAAGCTCCCATGTCTGAGCCCATCCCGAACCTGCTGCTTCCTGCAGAGTATCGATGAGCTGAGTGAATGTTTTAACCTCGGTTGCGGCCTTAGATGCTTTCTGTCCAAGCTCCGTTGTTTCGTCGGCATATTTGCCAAGAGCTGTAGTAAGAACATCAGATGTCATCCACTGTGCGGACAAAGAATCGTTAAACATCTTTGTCGCGTCAAACAGTTCGGATACGTGACCATTCATGTCTGTCGTAACAGACTGATACTCTTCTCCTACTTTAGTGACCGTGCCAAGTTCAACTGCTGTATCGATAAGTGTCTGTTTAAAATCAACCGTTGCCATGTTGGCATTCTCGATTGACTTCCAGTCAATAAGCTTAACGTAACCAGATGACAAAGCCTGAGCGAAATTATACATCGCATGAGACGCCTGCTGAGAGTTAGCACCGGCAAGAGCTGCCTCATTTGAAATACCCTGAATTGCGGCAACTGCCGTATCAAGGTCAACACCGGCGTTTGTAAATTTACCGATATTCGATGTCATATCCGAGAAGGAATAAATCGTCTTATCGGCATAAGTATTCAGCTCGTCAAGTTTCTGGTTGACCATGTCAAGGGTTACGGGAAGACCCTCTTTAGTTTTTGCGCCCATAAGGATCGTCTGCACTGACCCCATTTTGAGCTCATACTCTTTAAAGCCATCTTCAACAGGCTTTGACGTAAACATCTTGGCGTACTGCATCGCTGTCTGTTCAATCTGCCCTCCAATTCTGGAGAAGAACCCAAACGATATAGCGTCCAGTGCAGAAATACTCTGCCTTGCTGTGTCAATGCCTGCCGCCATAGGATTAAAGTCAACCTTCTGAAGAGAAGAATTGAACTTATCCATCCCGTCTTTGGATGTGGTGAAATTAAGAGCCTCTTTAAGCTTCTGGATAGTCGATAGAGATGTTGCCGCATTTTTCTCAAAATTGGTATTCTCAAGACTCATCTCAACAACTTTAGAGTCAACCACAGCACTGCTGCTTCTGCTCATTTCACCACCTCCTTCCATGCCTCTTGTGCAAGCTCATCAAAAATGGGCTGAAGAGCAGGATTAATGTAATCCCTTCCTTCAACCCATCCGCCAGTTCCGGTTCCGTGTCCGTACTGCAATATCAGAGCTATGTTCACATGGTTGTTTATGTTTGAATTGTGAAACTCTATTGTTGCTCTGCCAGGCTGTCTTACTATTTCATAAGACCAGCTCGAAGCGGTTAATCCTGTTTCAACAGGCGTAGCGTTTCTTAGAGCTTCAACTCCTAATTTTCCGTATTTGTTTAAAATTCCTTCATCGAAATTCTCTTTAAGATGCTCGAGCCACCCAGTAACCTTACTGAAATCGCCCTTCTGTGTTATTTCAATCATCAGCTCATCCTCTCGTATTCAGCCTGGCTTTCCTTGCGGCGTTCAAAGCCTTATTTTGAGCCATGATCTCTTTTCTTGACATCTTCTTCTTAGGTTTGTTTTCTTCACCGCAAACTCTGATAAGCATGATTAGTCTGTTTATGTGCCACTTCTCAAACTCTGCCGGAATGTTAAACTGAATCATCCAGCAATAGATAAGTTCAGAAGTAACCTTCTGATTTCTCCCTCTCTTACCATCATCAGTTATGATTGTTGCGGTCATGGGATCGTCGATGTAGTCATTAATCTTCTTTATGTCATCAGCAGTAAGAAGATTCACATAATAAGACTTCTCAT